AAAATGGCATTTAAAACTGCAGCAGGTTACGGAAATCTGCCTAATGGTAATTTCTCCCCAGTTATTTACTCTAAGCAGGTTCAGTTAGCCTTTAGGAAGAACTCCGTTGTTGAAAACATCACCAACTCAGATTACTTTGGTGAGATTTCCAACATGGGTGATTCCGTAAAAATAATAAAAGAGCCAGAAATCACTGTTAAGGAATATGCTAGAGGTGCAAACGTTCAGCCTCAAGACCTTGACGATGAAGACTTCACATTGACTATTGACAAAGCAAACTATTTTGCTTTTAAGATAGACGATATTGAAGAGGCTCACAGTCACGTAAACTTCTCTCAACTAGCAAGTGACAGAGCAGGTTACAGACTAAAAGATAACTACGATCAAGACGTACTTGGTTATCTATCAGGATTTGCACAGGCATCTAATAATGCAGTTGCAAGTTCAGCAAACTCAACAGTTAATGGAACTAAGTCAGTATCAACTGCAGGTTCAGATGAATTGTTGACAAGCATGAAGCTAAAGAAGGGTGACTTCGGAAACATTACTACAAGTAGTGCAGGAGATCATTCAATTCCGTTAGCTCCAAGACTAGGTGGTGCAACTTCTCAAGCAACTGCTACTGCAACTCCTTTACAGGTGATTGCAAGAATGGCAAGATTGTTAGACACTCAGTTTGTAGACACTGATGGTAGATGGCTTGTTCTACATCCAACTTTCATTGAAGTCTTAAAAGATGAAGATTCAAGACTTTTAAATGGTGACTTCGGTGAGTCAGGTGGACTAAGAGCAGGACTACAAGTTGGAAGAATACATGGCTTTGATGTGTATATGTCCAATAACTTACCTGCAGTGGGTACAGGTCCGGGAACTACAGGTTCTGCGAACCAAAACTCAAACTTCGGTGTTATCGTTGCAGGACATAGTTCAGCAGTAGCTACTGCAGAACAAATCAATAAGACAGAGACATACAGAGACCCTGACTCTTTCGCTGATATTGTTCGTGGTATGCATTTGTATGGCAGAAAGATTCTCAGACCTGAGGCAATCGTAACTGCTAAATATAACGTAGCATAAGGGAGATATAAATGGCAACTTTTGATTTAACCTCAAAAGATACTACTGGTGTATCTTCTGATTCTATCGTAGCTATGCCTTCTATGAAGAATAGTAACGTAATGAGAAATATTGAGGCTTACCTTGATATTGATGCGTTAGTAGCAGCAGGTGGAAGTTTCTCAGATGGAGATGTCTTTCAGGTGTTAGAAATCCCTGCGAACACTTTAGTCCTAAACGCAGGTGCAGAAGTAATGAAAGCATTTACTTCAAGTTGCACTCTTGACATGGACTTTGCAGGTGGTGATGACATTATTGATGGTGCAGATATAACCTCTACAGGTTTTTGTGCAGCAGGAACTAATGGTCAAACTAACACTATTGTAGGAAATGCAGCTTCAACTTACACTCAATTTATAACTACTACAGATACTATTGATTGTACTATTGCAGGTGCTGCTCCAGCTACAGGCAGACTCAGAGTCTATGCAACTGTTATTGATTTAGCAGGTCATGGACTAGATGATAAGCCTGATGAAGTCGATAGAGACCAGTTAGCATAACTATTTAGGGGAGCAGGGCAACTTGCTCCTCTTTACACTTAGGAATTACGGATGTCAGGAACTTTTTTAGCTCTTACGAATAAAACTTTAGCAAGATTGAATGAGGTACAACTTACCTCTACAACTTTTTCTACTGCTAGAGGTATACAAGTTCAGGCACAAAACGCAGTTAATGAATCAATAAGATATATTAATCAAAGAGAATTTAATTATCCATTTAATCATAGCACAGAAACTAAAACACTAACTGCAGGAGTAGTTAGATATGCAGTTCCAACATCTACAAAAACAATAGATTATAATACTTTTAGATTAGTAAAAGATAGCACTCTTGGAAATTCAGGATATAGATTAAATCAGCTTGATTACAATGAGTATGTAAATAGTGTTATAGATCAAGAAGATGAAATAAAAACTACAACAACAAGTACAACACATACAGATAGTGTAGATACCATAACAGTAGCTAGTACATCAGGATTTGATTCTGCGGGAACGTTACATATAGGAAACGAACAAATAAGCTATACTGCAATTGGTAGCAGTACGACTTTTACAGGATGCACAAGAGGTGCTTTTAGCACGACTGCCGCTTCCATAGCTAGTGGAGTAACAGTAGCACAGTTTAGTAAAGGTGGTATACCCGAATACATAGTTAGAACGCCTGATAACAATTATTTATTTTATCCCTTTCCTAACAAATCATATTCTGTAAAATTTGACTTTTTTACTTTTCCTTCAGATTTGTCTGCTTCAACTGATACAACAAGTATACCTGAAAGATTTGATCCGATTATAATAGATGGAGCAACTGCGTTTGTTTATCAATATCGTGGAGAAACATCTCAATATCAACTTAATTTTCAAAGATTTGAACAGGGTATAAAAAATATGCAGACATTATTAATAAATAAATTTGATTATGTGAGGTCTACTTTTATACCAAGAGTGGGAGCATATAGCACAACTAACATAATCGGTAGGACAGTTTAATGCCTGACACATCACAAGTAACACCTGTAAACTTTCCACTACAGGGAGGGTTAGTTTTAAATAAATCTACTTTTGCTATGGAGCCGGGTGAGGCATTAGAACTACAAAACTTTGAACCTGATATAGAAGGTGGTTACAGAAGAATAAATGGATTCAGTAAACTTGTCACAAACATAGTTCCACAGACAAGTGCATCTACAGAAGCAGTTTTATTATCTATAAAATTTAATGACAAAATTGTAGCTGCAAGAGGAGAAAAAATATTTACTGCAACTGCAGGTAACAATTCTTGGACAGAGATAGACAATAGTAGAAGTAGTGCGGGTGTTTATGATTTTGAAACATTTAGTTTTGATGGCAACGATAAGTTTATAGTAGCAGATGGTAATAATGCACCAACAGTATTTAACACATCGTTTAGTCCAACAGATGTATCCTCTGCAGGGAGTGGTGAAGTAGACACTGCAGTGACAGGTGCAAAGTTTGTTAAGGCATTTAAAAACCATATGTTTTATGCAGGAATGTCAAGTAACAAGCAAGAGGTTGTATTTAGTGTACCTTTTGATGAAGATGATTTTACTATAAGTGCTGGTGCAGGTAGTATACAAGTTGATGATACTATAGTTGGACTTAAAGTTTTCCGACAAGATTTGTTTGTATTTTGTGAAAATAGAATATTTAAATTGTCAGGAAGTTCACTTTCAGATTTTGCAGTTACTCCTGTAACAAGAGATATAGGATGTGTAAATGGACAGACTATACAGGAATTTGCAGGTGATTTAATATTTTTAGCACCTGATGGTTTAAGAACAGTAGCAGGTACTGCAAGAATTGGTGACGTTGAATTAGGAACTATAAGTGCAAACGTACAACCTCTTTTTAATAGTAATATAGCTACTGCAACGAATTTTACTTCTGTTGTAATACCAAACAAAACTCAATACAGAGTTTTCTTCTCTAAGTCCAACATACTAGAGACTTTAACAGAGGGAGCTATATGTTCTTTAAGAGGACAAACATTTGAGTTTGCTAAGTTAAAAGGTATTAAACCTTCATCAACATCCACTTTTACAGATACAAGTGGCACAACAATAATACATGGTGGATTTGATGGTTTTGTATATCAACAAGAAAGTGGTAACGATTTTGATGGAAATGCTATAGATGGCAAATATAGAAGTCCTGATTTAAGTTTTGGTGATGCAGGAATACGTAAACATATGCAACGTGTTCTTGTAAGTTATAAACCTGAGTCTTCAGTTAATGCAGATTTATTTTTAAGATATGATTATGAAGACCCTGATACACCAAGACCTGCAGCATACTCACTATCTGCAGAAGATATTGTAGCAGTATATGGAAGTGCTGTATATGGAACTGCAACATATGGTGGACAGACAGAGCCTTTACTAAGACAGTCTGTAGAGGGTTCAGGGTTTACCATAGCACTTAGAGTTAACGACAACGGAACTTCTGCACCATATGCGTTAAGAGGTTTTGGATTAGAATATCAAGTAGGAGCAAGAAGATAAATGGGAGCAGAATACACTAGACAATCTACATTTACTGATGGAGACATAATAACTGCTGCTCACAGTAATGATGAGTTTAATCAGTTATTAGCTGCCTTCGCGGCAAGCACAGGGCATACCCACGATGGTACAACTGCCGAAGGTGGTCCTATTACTAAACTACTAGGTGATACACTAACGTTTGGTACAGGATCAGATACAGATATAGCAATAACTTTTGATGGTAACACATCAGATGGTGTTTTAACATGGAAAGAAGATGAAGATTATTTTGAATTTAGTGATGACATACTTATTGCTTCTTCAGAGAAGTTACAATTTAGAGATACAGCAATACACATCAGTTCAAGTACAGATGGACAATTAGACTTAGTAGCAGATGGTGCAGTTCTTGTAGATACTGCAGGTGATATCACTTTAGATGCAGATGGTGGAGATGTTGTACTTAAAGATGGTGGAACACAGTTTGCTTCTCTTACAAACACAAGTGGTAACTTAATAATCAAGTCAGGCAGTACAACTGCAATGACATTTGATGGTGCTAATGTAACTTTTGCAGGGACAGTGACCATAGGTTCTGCAGGTATATCTGAAGCAGAACTAGAGATACTAGATGGTGCTACAGTTACTACAGATGAGTTGAACATACTTGATGGTGTAACTGCAACAACTGCCGAACTTAATATTATGGATGGTGTTACTGCAACAACTGCAGAACTTAACATCATGGATGGAGACACAAGTGCTACATCTACAACAGTCGCAGATGCAGATAGAGTTGTATTAAACGACAATGGCACAATGAAGCAAGTAGCAGTTACAGACTTATCTGCTTACTTTGATGATGAAATAACTGCAATGCCAAATCTTGTAACTGTTAGCACATTAGATAGTGGTGCTATCTCAAGTGGTTTTGGAAACATAGATATAGGTTCTAGTAACTTAACTGCAACAGGAACAATATCTTTAGGTGCTACATCTTTTAATGACAACAATATAACAAACGTAGGAAGTGTACAATTAGATAGCATAGCAGGTGATGCAGATACAAATACTAGCATAGCTTTCTCAGGCTCTGATGTTATAACAATGACAACAGGAGGCACTACTGCATTAACAATAGATGCAAGTCAAAATGTAACAGTGGCAGGTGATTTAACAGTTTCAGGTGATGACATAACACTTGGAACAAATACAAGTGGTCACATCATGGTTGCAGACGGAACTAACTTTAATCCTGTAGCAGTATCAGGTGATGTAACAATATCAAACACAGGTGCAGTAACTATCGCTAATGATGCAGTAGAAACTGCAATGTTAAATGCAAATGTTATTAGTGGACAATCTGCAGAGACATCTTTAGATACATCTAATGATACATTATTGATGTTTGATAACTCTGCTAGTGGACTAAAAAAGATTACACTTGCAACATTATCATCAGGTCTTGGTGGTATAACAGATGTTGTAGCAGATACTTCTCCTCAACTAGGTGGTGACTTAGATGTAAATGGAAATGCTATTGTTTCTGCATCTAATGGTAATATAGCACTTACACCAAACGGAAGTGGTGTTGTAAGAATAGATGGTTCTAATGGTATTGATATGCAGTCAGGTTCTATATCTATTAAGAACTCAGGAAGTCAATCTTATGTAGACTTTTACTGTGAATCATCAAATGCACACTATGCAAGATTACAAGCTCCTGCACACTCTGCGTTTTCAGGAAACATAACATTAACTTTACCTGCTACTACAGATACAATCACAGGTATTGCAGCAACACAAACTTTAACAAACAAAACATTAACAAGTCCAAAGATAAATGAAGATGTAGCAGTTACTGCAACTGCAACAGAGATAAACATTTTAGATGGTGTAACTTCTACAACTGCAGA